CTGGATGGCGTCGGCCAGTTCGCGCAGGCTTTTGGCCTCATGCACCATGCCGCGCACCTGGTCGAGCATCGCGTTCCAGGCGGGCGCGGCGGCGCGGCCGAGGGTGTCGGCGGCGCGGTCGGTGTAGGTGGGGGACTGCGTCGGGTCGGCGAAGCTGGGAGAAATCCCCCCCGGCCCCCCTTTTACAAAGGGGGGAGATAGGGAAGGAGGGGGCGCGGAGGGCTCGGCGAGATCGCCTTCCAGGTAGTCGTATGCGCGCAGCCAGTAGGCGTTGGTGAACTTCGCGCCGGCGCCGCTCACCGACTTGTCGCGCTCGGCGCGCATCTTGTCGAGGGCTTCCTGGTCCCACAGCTCCCACACGGGCGCGTCGGCTCCTCCCCAGTTGATCTCGACCGTCCAGCGGATGAGCTGGTTGATCGCGGCGGCGACGATGGCGGCGTCGCCGTCGCGGATGTCCTCTGCCACTTCCAGGCCGGAGGCGCTCGATGCGCGGTTGGCGTCGGCTTCCACCGTCTGATTGGTGCCGGTGAGCGCGATGCTGACTTCGCTGCGGCAGTACAAGACCAGGCGTTCGTAGAGGTCGGCCGAGGCGGACTTGCCGGCCGCTTCGACGATGTCGACGCTGCCGTCGTCGGGGATGACGGCGACGGCGTCCTGGATCATGGCATCGAGCCGGTCGGCGAGCGCGTCCATTTCGCCCTGCGGCGTGCCGCGCGGCACCTTGCCGATGGCCCAGGGCGTGCCGTATTTCTCGGCAAAGCCGATCCAGAACTTCACGCCGCCCTTCTTGAACACCAGCGGCCAGAAGCACATCGAGAGATCCGGGAAGCCGTAGGGGTTGGCGTAGGTGGGCTCTTGGCGCGGCAGGAGGAACTTCTTCGGCGGCACCTCCTCGCCTTCCATCGGCCGGTCGCGCGTCTTGAAGCGCAGCCGGTTGTCGGTGTCGAAGCAGAACCATTCCGGCGGCTTCGCTTCCAGATTGACGGGCACCACCAGGCGGCCGACGCGCGCCCATGTGATCTCCATCGGCTGATAGCCGTACAGCACCGCGTCGAGGATCTCGCCGACGATGCGCTCCATGTCGAGATCCGCCAGCACGGCCTCGATCTCGCGCGCCAGGCGCTTGCGGGCGCGCGAGCGGTCGAGCCCGCGCTCCAGCGCCTTGACGGCGCTCTTGCGCCGGCGCACGCAGCCGCCGACGTGGGCGTCGGAGCGCAGATCCCGGTAGACGCGGAGATCCTCGCCGCGCGCCTTGAGGATCGGGTCGGGGTTCGGCAGCACCAGGTTCAGCCCCATGTAGTCGATGGAGCGGTCGCGCGTGGCGATCTGGTCGGTGAGCTTCACGCGCGGATCGGCGAAGCGGACGAACTGGCGGTCGTTGATCCAGATGCCTTTGGTGGTCATGTCAGTACCTCGATGCGATGCCGCCGGCGCCGCTGCGGCGGGGGCGCGAAGTGACGGGGGCGACGCCGATGCCGCGCGTGCTTGCGATCTTCCACAGGATGTACAGCGCGCACAGGCCGTCGTAGTCGTGGCCTGGCTGTTTCTCCGGCCAGGTGTCCAGCTCCGCCAGCAGCAGGATGAGCGATGGGTCGAACAGGATGCGCGGGTCGAACGCGTCGGTGATGAAAGGCTCCAGGGAGTCGATGCGGACTTCGCGGTCGACCGTCTCCGTCAGGCCGACGAGCGGCAGCGCCACACCCTGGGCCAGACCGGCCGTGATGAAGGTCTGACGGGAATGCTCGTAGGCATTGTTGTTCTCGAAGCCGATGGCCTGGCAGCGGAACTCGCGCTGGAACGCGATCAGGTCGGCTTCCAGCTTGCTGGGCACGCGGCGCTTGACGCGCGCGTCGACAACGTGCAGCCGACCGCGATCCCTGTCCCAGGCGCCGGCCACCAGAGCGCTGGGGTGGGACGATTCGCCCTTGCCCATCGAGGGGTCGCAGGCGCCGAACATGATCCAGTGCGTCAGGCGCGAGACGAAGAAGCGGACGGGCGTGAACACCTTGTCCTCGTCGCTGCGCGGGTCGCCCTGCATTTCCGTGGCGAAGGCTCTGGCGTTCTTTGCGCGCTGGCGCATGAGCCAGTAGAGCGATCGCACGCCGGGCCAGGATATCTCCGCGCCCTCGTCCATCTCGGCCTGGTGCTCAAGATAGTACACATGGGAGGGCAGATCCTTCTCCTGCAGCACCTCGCCAGCGCCGGAGGCTTCCTCCTCGGCGGCCTTGTCGCGGTTGAGCATGATCGCCTGGCACTCTTCCCACAGCTCCATGTGCGTCGGCAGCTTGATCAGCGCGCGGAAGTGATGCACCAGGTGGCCGATGGCGCCCTTGGCGTGGCTGATCGGGTCGTTCTTGTTGAGCACGGTGCCGACGCCGAGGAACTTGACGTTGCCCTCGGGCGGGCCGAGGTAGTCGATGGCCTTTTCCAGCCAGTCCCAGCGGTTGGTGCATTCCGTCGGGCTCTTGGCTTCCTTGTCGGTGATGAGATCGTCGCCGGCCAGCAGCTTGGGCCGGCTGGCGCCGTGGAAGGTGCCGCGAATGGCCTGCTCGGCGCCGAAGGATTCCCACTTGACGCCGAGCCGGGTGACGAATTCGCCGATCTTCCACAAGTCGCCGCGCCCGCAGGCTTCGGGGAAATCCAGCGCAAGCGCGGCGTTCAGCGTCAGCTCGGCCTTGACGACTTCGAGCAGCTTGGACGGCAGCTTCGTCTCGGCGCCGAGCAGCACGCCGTAGTCTATGAAGAACGGCGGCGGGCCTTCCCATTCCAGCTCGTCGTGGAACGCCGCGTCCTGCAGGATGGCGCGCACCGAGCACCAGCACGGCACGATCTTGGTGAAGATCGAGGACTTGGCCTCGCCGCGCGGCGCCACCCACCATTCCTTCGCGCCGGCCTCCTTGTCCAGGATCAGCGGGATGCGCCCGAACGCATGCCGGTGGAACTGCGAGGCCGGCGGCCGGATGTGATGCGGAAAATAGGTGTAGGCGAAGAACTGGAAGTCGCTCTGGGTGAGCACGCGCCGGCGCCGCTCGCGCCGCGCTTCCGGCGAAGGGTCGAGGCCGATGCGCACGGCCGCCGCCTCGGCGCGGGCGGAGGCGACGATCTTGGCGATCTCGTCGCGGAACTCGCGCTCGGTGACGTAGTCGTGGGCGCCGATGGCCACGCCTACCCCTTGGCCTTGGCCAGCCGGGCGCCGAAGCCTTCCAGTATCTCCGCGAACGCCTGCATGTGGCGCGGGTGGTCGGCGCGGATGAACCCGGTGAGATCCTTCAGGACTTCCATCGCGACGGCCAGGCGGTCGGTCTCTGGCATCAGGCGCTTGGCGACAGACATCAGCTTGTTGTAGGCATCGGCGAGGCTGGAGAGCAGCTTCACCTTCGTCACCGGGTCCATGTCCGGCTCTCGCTGGATCTGTTCCACCGTGGCCTGCACCTGCTGCACCACGACGGCGAGCGTCTGGCGCACCACGTCTTCGATGCCGCCGCCGGCGATCATCTGCGCGCCGCGCGCGCGCTCCCAGTCGTCGCCGGCATCGAGCGCCTCGCGCTTCCAGCGGCGGGCGGTGGCGATCGGCACGCCGGAGTTGAGCGCGGAGACCTCCAGCGTGAGTTGCTGGAAGATGAAAGCCGCGCGCACGGCGCGGCGGATGTCTCCGCTGTGGGCCATGACCAGTTAAAAGCTGTCCGGACGCGCGACGGATCGAACCAGCGCCATGAACCCCTTTTGCAGGTCGGTCTTGGCGATCGCGATCCACCTTGCGTCGATCTGGCCGCGATCCTTTGCAGCCTTTTCGAGCGTCTCGACCAGGGCGCCGACTTCAGCCGCCTTGTTCTTGACCTCGTTCATCAGCGCGATCTCCTCTTGCGAAAGATCACGATAGCCCTTGATATGCTTGTGCTGGTTTTCCATGTCGATCCTCTACGGTTGAGTCCTCGCCTCGCCCGGCCCAGGCCGGCGCACGCCGGGCGTCTGCGTGCGCCCGGTGGCCACATCGGCGCCGCGATCGGTGAGGCGCACGGCATCGAGCTCCAGGGCCTCGACCAGGCCCTGCTCGGCGAGCCAGGCGAGGTCGGTGGCGAGGCGGTCGGCGCTGACGAGATAGCCGGTGAGCTCGACCTGGCCGCGCAGCGCGGCGCGCGCCAGCGTGTAGCCGGGCGCGAAGAACAGCGCGAGAAGGATGGTCAGGCGGCGGGCGGATTCGACGCTCTGCGCGTAGCTCATGACTTGCCTCTGAGAAGGTGTTCGTGGATGGTGCTGAGCAGGTTGCGCACGCCGCGGAACTCGCCGGCCAGCTCCTTCACGCCCTCGCCGACCTTGTTGACCTTTTCGTGCAGGGCGGAGAGGTCGTCGTGCGTGGGCGCGCCTTCGGCCTTGGCTTCGAGGTGCGCGAGCTGTTCGCCGTGGCTCTGGAGCGTGCCCTCGACGGTGTCGATGCGGGCGTTGGTCTTGTCGCTGCGTTTCTCGATGTACAGCCAGGCGCCGATGCTGAAGGTGCCGACCATGTTGATGACGACCAGGCCGGTCTTGATGACTTCGAAGTCCATGCGCTCCTATCCGGGGCTCGGGGCCCGCTCCAGTTCCGTTTGACATTCGATGCAGGTCTGCACGCCCGGCACGGCCCTGCGCCGCTTCATCGATATTCCGCCGCCGCACACCCGACATTCATCGGCGGAATCCCGCCAGGTCTTGCCCGTTAACCCGGCGCGCCGCGCCTGGGCTTTTAACGCATCCTCGCGCAGTTGCTCTTCGCGCTCGGTGGCGCGGTCGTAGATGTCGGTCATGATCGAAGGGAATCCGCGTGGCGCGCCTCGATGCGTGCGCGGATCCGCTCTCCCTGCCAATGCCCCCAGGCCGCGAGCGCCGCTTCCGTGAAAAAGTCCGTATGCCCGAGCACCTGCGGCAGGCCGGCGGTGTCCGCGCGGTCGAGCCGGCGCTCGTCGGTGTAGAGGTTCTCGATGCGCGCATCGGCCGGGCCGACGTAGCCGTCGCGGCCGAGGCTGCCCCACATGTGCCCGAGCAGCAGCGCGCTGACGGTGACCCAGCCGTCGTCGCTGTTGGCGATGACGTCCACCCACGGCACCTGCGGCGCCCAGGGGCGGTCGGCGTCGAGCGCGCCCTGGATGGCCACCACGCCGCCGACGGGCGCGCCCATGTCGCAGATGAGCGCGGCCAACGCCACGCCGTTGGAGTGCCCGACGATGATGTCGCCCGGCGCGATAGAGTCGGCGAAACAGGCGGCAAGCTTGTCGTTGGCGAAACGCGCCTGCCACCACTTGAGCTTGCCGTAGCTGCGCACGCGCACCTTGAGGCCGGCGGCCTGCAGGTATGGCGCCAGCAGGCGCGGGTTGCCGCCGCGCTCTTCGGCGTGGATGCCGTGCAGCAGGTGGATGGTGGGTTCGTCGCGCGTCACGGCGACTCCTCCAGCAGGTGGTCTTTCGGCGGCACCATGTCGCTGCGCAGCCATGCGGCCACGTCGAAGCCGGGGCAGGTCTTGAGCCATTCCCACGGCTCGACCAGGCCGTCGTTGTCCTTGTCAGGCGAGAGATCGCGGTGGCCGGTGACGCGGGCGTCAGGGAACTCCTTGCGCAGCCGATCCACCAGGGCGGCCAGGCTGCTCCATTGGGCAGCGGCGTATTTGTCCGTGCCGGCGACACAGATGCCGATGGAGTTGCGATTGTTGCCGGCGACGTGGGCGCCGATCTCGCCGAGGTGACGGCCGGTGGCGATGGCGCCGTTGGTGTAGATCGCGAAGTGGTAGCCGATGTGCCTGAGTTGAGAATTCTGCCGGGCGCGCCAGGCGCCATCGCGGAGGAACTTGTGCTCGCGCACCTTGACGCCATCCTTGAACACCGGCTGGCCGTGCCAGTGGTCGATGTCCAGCGTAGAGACCCAGCGGCCGTTCGGTGTGGCCGAGCAGTGGATGACGATCAGGTCGATATTGCGCCCGCCGGCGGCGGGCGCGGGTGCGCGAAGGGCGGATGAGGATGCGTGGGCCATGCGCGCCAGTTTCGCGCGCGCGCGGCCGGATCAGCAGGGGGAGCCGGGTCGGGGGTTGCCGCGGGCGCGGATGGCGCCGCGCAAATATATCAGAACAGGGATTCCTGCACAGCCACTGGCGCGGCGTCTGGACGATCGACGACCCTCTCGACCTGGCGGTAGACCATGCCGTATTTGAGGCCGATGATCTGCACGGCCTGGGCCTTGCTGGCGCCTTCCCGCATCGTCAGCGCGTCGAACTCGGCGCGGATGACGCGGTGGCGCAGCTCGTCGCGCGCGGCGCGGCACATCGGCACCTCGAGGATGTCGCCGCCGATCCAGGCGGCGAGCGCCTCGGTGGCCTCTTCGCCGATGATGCCGGCGATGATCTTCCACTTTTTGGCGCCGGCGGCGTTGGCGTCCGGCCGGCGCGGCATCTGGAACTGCACACCGGGCCAGGCGTTGAGCAGCGCCAGCGCCGGGCCGACGCCCAGGCGCTTGATGAGATCGTGCGCCGAGCCGGGCAGAAGGTGGCCGACGATGTCGAGGTCCTCGGCGGTGAGCGGCTTCATGGTCACGGCTTTGGCGCCTTCACCTTGAAGTCGATGCCTTTCGGCTGCCACACCAGGCCGCGCGAATTGAGCCAGCCCATGACGATTCGTTCGTCGATCTGCCTGGCCAGCTCCTTGTCGATGACGATCTTGATCTCGCGCGGCCGGCCGCAGCGCTCGAACCAGGCCCAGGCGACCACCGCGCCGAAGCCGGCGCCGGCGAGGAAGGCGAAGGCGAGCATGGCGTGGCCGCTCATGCGCGTTCCCTCTGCCGCTGCAGGTGCGTGTTCAGTGCGGCGACGATGCGCCACAGCTCGGTGTAGCTGCACAGCTCCAGCGGCTTGACGACGGAGCCGCCGCCGAGGCTGCCCATCTGGCGGGCGATGCCCTCGACGTAGCGCTTCTGTTTGCCGCGCTCGATGCCCAGTTCCCGGCACAGCACGCAGAGCTTGCGCAGCATGGGCTGGCGCTCGGCGTCGGCGCGGTCGATGAAGGCCCACTCGTTTGGCGTCGACGGGCGCCTGCCGCCGATCCGCGCGCCGCAGCCGGCCAGGTGGTCGAGGACGCGCTTGCGGCCGGCCCAATCGAGATCCGCCGCCGAGCGCACGCGCCCGACCGTCCAGAGCATGTCGCGGTAGGTGGCTTCGTCCAGGCCGAGCTGCTGCCGCGCGATGTGGATCGCGGCGAGCTCGCGCTTGCGGAGGTCGGGGGCGGTTTTCACGTTAGTAACCGATCTTCACGACTGAAATGTCCGTGCAGGTTTTGCGCAGGTGGCGGGTGAATGCCTTGGCGTTGGGCCAGTAAGGCATCCATGTCGACACCGAGTTTGCCGCGACGCCCTGGTACCACTGGCGCAAATCAGCACCCAGCCTGCGGTTCTTCGCTTTGATCTTGGCCTCTTCTCTCAGCTTGGCTTTGTGGAGATAACGCTTACGCTCTCGGTAGAACTTCCGCGCCTCCACTGCCTCGCCCATCATCCACTCGCCCTTGATCCACCCATTCACGTAGACGACGACTCCCTGGCGCATGGGCGCGATGTTCTTGACCTCGGCGTTGATCGTGTATCCGTCGCAAAGCAGTTTCACCCGCCCGAAAAATCCGGAGAGCTGCTGCTCGATCTCCGCCCACTGTTCCTTGGTGACGCTCATGCCCGGCCCGCTTGCTTGATCTGCCTGGCCTCGACGATGCGCATGCCGACGCGGTGGGCGACGTGCAGCTCCAGGTGCGCGCCCTGGGAGACCATCCAGCCGTCGAGGAGCGCCAGGGTGTCGCAGGTGAGCAGCGCCTGCAGGTCGTTGCGCAGGCACTGGTGCCAGGTGACGCCGGGATCGGGATTGATGTCGACCGGATTGACCACGTCGTAGCCGAGAGCGCGCAGGCGGGCCGCTTCGGCGTTGAAGGCGGGGAAGTTGTGCTCCGGCATGCCGCTCATCGGGCCGCTGAGGTAGATGCGCTTCATCAGTCATTCCCCTGTCGCAGGAAGCGCGGGATTTCGAAGGCTTTGACATCCTCGTCCCTGCAGTGCTCGATGGCCTTGCCGGGTTCGGCGGTGCGCCAGTCGGGCCACTTCCTGGCTTCGTTCCGGGCCTGTTTCTCGGCGATGGCCAGGGCGATGTCCTCGGGGCTGTGTCCGGCGCGCCAGGCGCCGTCGAGGGCCAGCAGGACGACATCGATCCACTCCGTGAGGTCGGCCGGCTTGGCCTCGATCTCGGCCAGCTCCTTGCGGATATGGTCCAGCACGCCAGCCGTGCGCGCGCCGGGGCCGGAGGTGCGCGCGGAGAATTCGCGCTGGCGGTGAAGATGAGCGACCAGGTCGTAGCGGGTTTGCATCACGGCTCCAGGAAGACCTGCACCACGGGGCCGCGAAAGTCGAAGCCCTGGCCGGCTTCGACGTTGTAGACCGAGAGGCCCTGCAGGGTGGCTTCCGGGTCGTCGGCCATTACCATGATCTGATGCCGCTCGACCAGCACTTCGACCGGGTAGTACGGCGGCAGCTTCTGCAGTTCTTCTATGAGTTGGCTGACGATCATTTCGCGCCCTCCTGCCGGTCGCCGATCGTGACGCGGTACTGCGCCACCCCGAACACCTCCGGCGCGCTTTGCTCGATATTGAGCAGCACGAGCGAGCCACGGGCCAGGTATTTCTCCGCCGCGTGGCGCACGGCCGTCTCTGCGTCCATCGTGCTGGATGCGCGGCACTTGTGGATGCGTGCCGTGTACGCGCCGGCGGAGAATTTGACGGGCACGTCGATGTAGATGTTCATGCGCGCGCCTCCTCGGTGGCGGCCTTGAGCAGCGCGTCGACCATCTTGTCGAGGGCGCTGTCGGCCGGCTTGATGTAGACGGCATCGTCGCCTTCGACGACGTTGATGCCGAGCTTGCGCAGGTCGGCGGCGGTGAGGCCGTTGAGCGCGTCCTTGACTGGCTTCTCGGTCGTAGCGATGAGCACGTCGGCCTGGTCGGGGAAGTGTTTCTTGATGAGCGCGACGACGCGGTCTGCGTCGCTGAACTCGATCTTGCCCTTGCTCTTGACGAAGCCGACGCGGATGCCGTGCAGGATGACGGTCTTCGGTTTGACGAACAGTTCGGGCGCCTGCTCGACAAGGGCTTCTAGGGCGGCTTCGGCTTCGGCGGCGCGGTTGAGGGCACGGCGGATGCCGGGCAGGTGTTCCTGGCGCAGTGCCTTCATGCCGTCTTCGAGCGCGGCGCACAGTTCGCGCAGGCGGTCGCGCGCGTCGCTGTAGGCTCGCGCCTTGGTGTCGATCTGGTTCAGGGTGACGGGTGCTTGCATGTTCGCTCCTTTCATTAGGTGGGCAGCTTCATTTGACCGATGAGGTCGGGCAGCGGGACGTTGCGCAGGCGCGACTCCAGCACCAGGCTGTGCATGGCGCGGGCGCGCAGGAACTGGCAGGTGGCCTCCAGCTCTTCGCCGCTGGCGGCGATGTAGTAGCCGTCGCGCGGCGTGCCGCAGACGGCGACGCCGTCCATGCGCAGCTCGGTGACGAGGTGGCGCACCTGGCGCGGCGGCACCTCGATGAGCTGGGCGACGGCCTGGGCGGTGATGCCGTTGCCGCAGCCGATGTGGCGCGAGAGCAGGGTCTGGAGTTGCGTCTTGTGGCAGAGCATGGCGGCTCCTTTCTCAGGCGATGCGGTAGCGGTGGGGGCGGCGGCGACCCAGGCGCTCGATGCGGCCCTGGCCGACCATGTAGCAGAGCAGGCTGCTCACCCTGCCTGGGTTGCAGCCTGGCGCGCGCTCGAGGATCTCGGCCAGACTGTGCTCGCGGCCGTCGCCCAGGGCGATCAGGATGCGCTGGCGGACGGGGATGCCGCCGGGGCGCTCCCGACGCCAGCGCCGCTGCGCCATCCGCTGCTCGCGCCGCAGGGCGCGGTTGGCGTCGACGACCTGGTCGAGGATCGAGGGCAGGCTCATACGGCGTAGCCCAGTCGCTCGATGCGCGTGAGGATGCGCGCGGTGAGGATGCCGACGGCAGTGGCGATCGGCTCATCGTCCTGCATGCCCCCCCCCAGACGGTGCAGCACGGCGTGGGTGACTTC